ATCCAAGAAATGGACGCTGCCGATCCGCGACTGGAAGGCTGCGCTGAACCGCTTTACGATCCAGTTCGAGGGGCGACTTCCTCAGCGGTAACCCAAACCACGGTTACACAAAATTCTGCACACGCTCTGTTCTGTGGATTCATGGGCGCGCTCTGCGGTTGGGCAGGCGTCAAGGGGTTGGATGTGTGAGATACATTGTCGTCGTCGCACTCTGTCTGGCTGCGCTGTTTTTTTCGTCGCGTGTCACCGCCGCATGCGTGCAACTTGAAGCGCCGACTTCATCGCATAACGGTGATTGGAGTTGTGCGGACCAGGGCGAGGCGTTTGCGAAGGTCTCGTCATTTCCGGTGCCTGCTGATCTTGCAAAGTGCGCAATGAAGTCCGTTCGTGCCGTTGCCAGTGGTCCCGGCTTTACGCAGCGCATGACCTATCCAGGCAACACATGCGGCATTGGCTATGAGTTGGATATTGGTACCGGTAGCGCACAATTTCCCGAGGCTTCAACCTGCGCTAAGCGTCCTGCGCAAAGTGGGTGGACCAACCCCACCGCGCCTACACCATCTGACGTTTGCAACGATGGCTGCTACTACACGTATGCTGTCGATCCCGGCAACCCGAAGGGCTATAGCTATACGCCTAGCGGCGCTACATGCACTACCGATGACGCTGCGCCTCCTATTGATGATGGTGGCGATGGCGATGGCGATGGCGATGGCGGTAGCGATGGTGGTAGCGATGGTGGTAGCGATGGTGGTAGCGATGGTGGTGGTGACGGTGGTAGCGATGGTGGAAGCGATGGCGGTGGTGACGGTGACGGAGACGGAGATGGAGACGGAGATGGTGATGGCGACACGCCCGGTGACGGCGATGGCACCACTCCCGGCGATGGTGAAGGCGGCGAGGGTGCACCCATGTCAGAGCTCTACAAGAAGAGCGGCAAGACCGTTGAGTCTGTGCTGACCAAATTCAACACACAGGTGCGCGCTACGCCGATGGTGGGCGGCATTACCGATTTTATGACCGTTCCGTCTGGTGGATCGTGCCCTGTGTTCTCGTTGGGCGCGTCGAAGTGGTGGAACGCCATGACGATCAATTTCCACTGCGGCGGCGATTTCCTGGCGTTTTTGCGTGCGGCTGGCTGGGTGATCTTTGCGATTGCCGCATATGCCGCGCTCCGCATCGCTGTGACCTGAGGACGACGATATGCAAGCAGGGTGGTTCAACGATTTGACCGCATGGCTGTGGCGTGCCGTCAAGATGGTGTGGCAAGCGGTTGTTGATTTCGTCGGCGACCTGTTCGTGATGTGGCTCGAACATTCGCTGTCGGCCATTCTCTACGTGCTGACGCTGTTGCCGATGCCCGACTTCATGAAGGGGCAGAGCATCGGCGGCATGCTCGGCAACGCCGGCAGCACAATTCTCTGGTTCGCCGATGTGTTCAAGATCGGCCCTGCGCTGGTCATGATCGGTGCGGCCATGGTGTTCTATCTGTTGCGTCGAATTTTGACCGTGGGGATTTGGTGACATGCTCGTTTTCAACGAAGGTGTGCCGCGCGCCGGTAAGAGTTACGACGCGGTAAAGAATCACATTCTCCCTGCGCTCAAGAAGGGTCGGCGTGTGTTCGCACGGCTTAATGGCCTCCGCTTTGATCGCATCGCCAAGCACCTGGGCATTGCGGAAAGCGACGTTCAACAGCTGCTCGTGCTGGTGGATACCAAGGACGTGGCGAAGCTGTTCGCATGCACGCAGGATGAGTCGGGCAAGTGGTGCATTCCCGATGAATTCAAAGATGCATTGGTCGTGATCGATGAGGTGCACGAGTTCTACGTCAACGAGCGCAAGCCACTCGCGCCAGCTGTCGAAAACTTTTGGGCGCTACTCGGCCAGAACGGCGGCGATGCGGTCATCATGACGCAATGGATCAACCGTCTGCATTCGGCGGTCAAAGCCCGTATCGAGAAGAAAAATACGTTCCAGAAGATGACCGCCATCGGCATGAAGGGCCGCTATCGCGTCACCTATTTCCACACGACCTCGCCGGGCAAATTCGAGAAGGTTGGCGGTCAGACGCTCAAGTACGACCCGGCCATTTTTCCGTTGTATGACGGCTACGCGCCGGGCGCGGAAAACACTGAAGTCTATGAAGAGGGCGGTAAAAACGTGTGGGCCGCCATGGCCGTGCGTGCTGCCATCTTCATCGTTGTCGGTGGGGTCGGCATTTACTTCTTCGTGCACTACTTCACCAAGGATCGCTCCGATCCCAGCAAGCCCGTTGCAGCGGCCAGTCAGACTGCCAAGCCTGCGCATGTAGGGGCAGGGCTTGCCAATGGCGCGCCGAGCGTGCCGATCCAGCCACCGCCGCCTGATCCGCTCGCGGACCTCACCCAGGAACAGCGCTACGTCGCCGAGCTGGCCAGCAAGGGCCGTATTCGGCTGGCGGCGCGTGCGCGGGTAGGGGATCAGGATCGCGCGTGGGTGCAGTGGATCGACGACAGCAACAACGTGATTGAGCAACTCGACCTGACGCAGCTGCGCTCCCTGGGCTACAGCGTCAGCGTGGTCACGTATGGCGTTCGCCTTTCAGCCGGCAAGCACATCATGGTCGCCACCGCATGGCCGTGGACCGCGCCCATTCGGGAGAAGGACGCACGGCTCTACAACATGGCCCCCGAGGGGAGCGGCGGCGCTGCTGGCGTTGCGACCGTAGGGAGTGACGCCGGCGGCGCTGACCGCGACCGGGTGCGAGGTGGTGTGATCGAGTACGGACCGCGCACGCAAGGCACGTTCCCGGACAACAAGGCCTACACAACAAACACCACGACGCCGGCCACTACCTTGCAGATGTAGTTTCGTGACGCGTCACGATTCAGCATGGATCGTTCGGCAGTTCCTGCCAACCATTCGACAGTCGCCGGAAGCGCTTGTTCTGGATACACCGTTCGTCCGTTTCCAGTGGCCGGAGTCGCAGCGTCTGGGGCTCTGCCCGTTGGGAGCGGGGCGTGTACAGCGGTTGCGGTGCCACTGCCGGTAGTGCTGCGCTGACGCTGCGCATGGTGAAGTAGCCCAGGCACAGCGCCACCACCCCGGCGAGTGCTGCGGTCATCAGTTGGCCGACGAAGATGCCCAGGGCGATTTCCCACCAAAGCCCATCATGGTTGTTTTGCGGTCTGTAGCTCATACGGCCCCCGTTGACGATGAACGGGCATTGTAGGGGTGTAGGGGCATAGCCCCTACGGATAACGCCTCACCCGCGCCGTGGACGCCGCCGCCCCCGTCCAGTCGGGCTGCGCTGGCCACTGGCGGCTACCCCCTGACCACTCTCCACTGATAACCGCTTTTCACGCCTGCGCCGGAGTACGTCCCGCAGGTAGATCACCTCGGCTGGCCGGGGGTGCCACACGCGCTCGCGTCCTTCGGCCATCATCAGTGCCCATTCGCGTGCAATGTTGCATGTCAGCGACCAGTAGCTCATCCCGACCGGATCGATATCCCGGCCTTCTGGTGTGAAGAATCGGTGCCCCTGAAAACCAAAACCGGCCCAAGGGCCGGTCAGGTCTACGCGATCGTAGGTGTCTAGCGTCATTGTCCAGTCCGCTTCCTGTGGAGGGACCAGCAGTGATAGGCCGCAAGGGCGCACAGTAGCGTCAACACAGCACTTCGCATAATGTATAGAAGGTGCGGTTAGGGCGAGCGGGGAAAGTGCCGTCAGCAGCGTCTCATGCGCTCCTGTGTGCACCACCAGGACCAGCAGCGCGACCACCGCGGCGGCCGCGCTTAGCCTGTCCAACACTGATCGCCATAGCGCCTTTTCGACCGGCGATGCCGCTGCTTCTGCGTGAATCTTCGCCATCCATTCGCCGCCATCCAGATTTGCCATTGCGCATAGCTCTGCAATGCGCGCGTCAGGAACCGGGTATCTGCCAACGCGCCAGCCGCTTATCAGCGCCCGCGTCACCCCAATTTTTTTGCTCAACATGTTGTCTGACGGTATGGCGCATGACTTTCGCACCGTGTCAAGCAAATTATTTACATGGTCCATGACAGGTTTTTCTTGACAGGAATGACAGTGAAAACTATACATGCTCTCGTGCTTAGGCCACC